AAATAAATTATTAAAAGCACAAGAAGCATTAAATGAAGCACAAACTGATTTAAAAAATGTTGCAGTAACAAAAAGTAAGTTTACTGAACAACCAGTAAAAAAAGAACAAACACCACAACCAGTACAACAACAAACAGCTCAACCAGACCCAAGAGCTGTAGATTGGCAAACAAATAATGAATGGTTTGGTAAAGATAATATTATGACTGCTTCAGCTTTAGCAATAGATGCTGAATTAAAAAATGAAGGATACAGTCCTAATGATGAAGATTTCTATGATGAAATAGATAAAAGAATGCGTACAGCTTTTCCTAGTAAATTTACAACACAGGAACAGCCAGTACAACAAGAACGAAATGATGGTTCGTCATCACCATCTCAAGTAGTTGCAGGAGGGTCACGTTCCTCTCCTAACCCAAAGAAAGTTAAACTATCTCAAGAAGATGTTCGACTAGCTAACAAATGGGGAATACCACTTGAACAGTATGCTGCCGAAAAGATGAAGGTAACGAAGTCTGAAGGTGACTATACAACAATTAATATGCAACGTGGAGGTAAATAATGACACGAGTAAATACACGTAGTTCTCAAGAAAGGGAAGCTAACGAAAGAGCACAAACAGAGTATGTATTTGAAGAACCTAATCAAACTCAAATACCAAAAGAGGTTGAAGAGAAGTTTAACAATTCAGGCATGACCTTGGGCTGGCTTCGTATTGATTTAAAAGATAAAGAAGATTATCAAAATATCGGTAGGAAACAACAACAGGGCTGGGAGTTTGTGACTCCAGAGGAAGCACCAGAGATGGGAGCAACTTCAGTCGTGAGGAAGGAAGGTCGCTATTCAGGAGTAATCTGTCGTGGAGATTTAGCACTAGGTAAAATACCTACGTTCAAACTGGAAGCGAAAAAAGCACATTACTTAAAGAAATCAAAGGAAATGATAGGAGCTGTTAATCAACAATTAATGGGCGAAAATAATCCTTTACCTGTAAGTAATGCAAGTAAAAGTACTGTGACGAAAGGTAAAAGACCCTCGTTTCAGGACTAATTTTTTAATCAACTTTTTTTCTAAGGAGAATTTATTATGGCTACAAGTTTTAATCCATTCGGTTTTCTTCCTGCTCGAAAAAGAGATGGTCAGCCAAACAGTGAAGGTTATGGGCAAATAGTACAGCCTGTTTCAAATTCAGCTATTGGTATCGTATCACTTCTTCCAAATGACATTTATGCTGGAGATTTGATTGTTATTGATACTGCTGGAACAATTACACCTTTAGCTTCAACATCATTGAAGCCTTCTGGTGTTTTCCAAGGATGTCAATATGTAGAAAATGGAGAACCAAAATTTTCTAGATATTTTCCTGGTGGAACATGCGTTACTGATGTCAAACTTCATGTCATTACAGACCCTGCACAAACTTATTTTGTTCAATCAGATGCTACTTTGTCAGATGGTGAGATTGGTATTGTAAATAGCTATACAGCTACTGTATCAGCAGCTGATGCTGGTAGTAGAATTACAGGACAATCTAATTATAGATTAGTAGGAGCTCCAGTTGGAGTTGCAACAGAATTACGTGCACAGGCAAGAGTGTATGATCGAAAAGACGTAGTTGGCGATTCTGTCAATGGTACTGTAACTGATACTGACCAGTATCCAATCGTTGAAGTATACTTAAGTGGACACAGAAGTAATTTTGTAAAAGCTCAAGTTTCAACATCTGTATAATAACTAGGAAAGGAAATAACACATGGCAATAAATAGAGCTGCTATAAGTAAAGAGCTCCTTCCTGGATTGAATGCAGTCTTTGGAATGGAGTATGGAGAAGTTAACAATGAACATGAGCCTCTATATGATATAGAGAACTCAGACAGGTCTTTTGAAGAGGAAGTCCTCTTTACAGGATTTGGTACCGCACCAACTAAACTAGAAGGTGCTGCTGTATCTTTTGATAATGCAACAGAAAGTTATGTCGCAAGATATAACAACGAAACTATCGCACTAGCTTTTGCTATTACTGAAGAAGCAATGGAGGATAACCTCTATGACACTTTTTCAAAGTTAAGAGCAAGAGGTTTAGCTAGAGCAATGGCAAATACAAAGCAACAGAAAGCTGCTGAAGTTTTCAATAATGCTTTTACTGCCGGTGCTTCAGCTATCGGTGATGGACAAGCATTTATCAGTACAGCACATCCAACAGTAGTTGGCGGAACACAAAGCAATTATGCAAATAATGGTACAAATGCTGACTTATCTCAAACTGTACTCGAAACATCTTTAATACAAGTTCAAAAAACTAAAGATGATAGAGGCATTTTGATAGGAGCAGGAGCTGTATCATTACATATACCTAACGATTTAATCTTCGTTGCTGATGTAATTTTAAACACACCAGGTACAACTGGAAGTGCAGACAATGACATCAACAGTCTAAGAAACATGGGCATGGTGCCTAATGGTTTCTTTGTGAACAGAAGATTTAATGACCCAGATGGGTATTTCATAAAAACTGACGTTCCAAATGGTACTAAGATGTTCAATAGAACACCTTTACAAACAAAAATGGAACCTGATTTCGATACCGGAAACATCAGATTTAAAGCAAGAGAAAGATATTCTTTTGGTGTGTCTGACTGGAGAGGGTATTTCGGAAATCCAGGAGTCTAATAGCAAATTATGGGAAGGTATGAGTTACTCTGCCTTCCTATACTAATATCAAGGAATTAATATGACAACAAACATTACATCAAAATTCATACAAGGTACTGGTGTAGCAGTAACTACAGAAGGTGATACACGTATTCTAGCAATACATGCATACTCAACTGTTAATGGTACTATTGATATTGAAGACTCTAAAGGAAGTAAGATTAAATTTCAAGTTCCAGCGAGTGGGCAAGCAGATATTTATATAGGAGAACTTGGTATTAGATGTAGAGGAACAGTTAGTGTTTCTACACCTGGTGCTAATGGTGGGATAACTTTAATAGTAGGATAATACATGCCTTCGTTTTCATTTTTAAAAACTGATTTAATTAATACTACTGAAAATGATTCTTCTGAATATGAAAGTCAAATATCTAATATTGTAGAAAGAGCAGAGAGTAGATTAATGAAAGAACTAGATGATTCTGGTTTAGATAATTATTCTACATTTACATTTACAGCAGGAAACCCTGTGGTAACTGTACCAAGTGGAACATTAGTTGTTAGAAATGTAAATTATAAAACAAGTGTTTCATCTAATATAACAACACTATTGCAAAGACCTTATGAGTATGCAATAGATTATTTTCCTCATGCAAGTGCATCTACAGGAACACCAAGATACTATGCAAGGAAAAATAACACAGAGATTTATGTTGTACCTACACCAGCTTCTGCACTTACTGGTGAGATACAAGTTACAAAAAGACCTTTAGCATTAGCTAGTGCTACAGGAACAAGTGCTACAACATCAAACTATTTTAGCGAGTTTTGTTATAATGCTTTGTTTGATGCATGTATGGTAGAGTCAATGGTATTTATGAAAAACTTTTCTTTAGTACCAGCTATGGAAGCAAAGTATAAAAACTCTATAGATGGTTTACGTAACCAAGCTAGAAGAACTAGAAGAGATGATATGCAAAGTCCTGCTAATCCTTTAGGTGGACCAACACCAGTTATTAAGAATGCAGACTAATGAGTATTAGTAGAAGTAATATAAACCTACAAACAACAAGAGGCAAAAAAATGAAAGATTTTTCAGGAGATGGTAAGATAACACAAAAAGATATTCTTATTGGTAGAGGAGTTTTAGAAAAAGAAGGTGATAAATTTGTGGCAAAACAGTATGGTGGCATGGTTATGAAAAAAGCTGGTGGTGGTATGACTTATCAGTTATATGGTGGCACAAGTAAAAACATTCGTGATGGTAATACAGAAGTATCACAATTTTATGATAAAGGAAATTAATCATGCCACAGTCATTAGAAGATTTAGTAGAGCAATTTAGAGAAGAAGGTTTATCTGAAAGTGAAGCTGTTAAAGCTGCAAAGAAAAGATTCTTACAAGAAACAAAAGCTAAACCAAAATCACGTATGCAAGTGGCTGATAAAAAATCATATAATAATTTAATAAAAAAAGAATTACAAAAACAACAAGAAAAAAATAAAAAAAATAAAAATAAAAAAAATATAAAAATAAAAACAATAAAAGCTAAACAAGGTGGCAGCATAGGTAATAAATTTGTTGCTTCAATTTATGGAGGATGTAACTAATGGGAAAATTTATAGGTAAAACAATTATAGAAGGTGGTCAAGGCAGAACTCAAAAAAACTATGATTTAAATAAAGTTGTAGGTAGACCAACTGGTCAAGGTTTTGGTGCAGCTAGAAAAGGACCTCAAGTACAAGGTACTATTGAAGCTCAAGTAAAAGAAGAATCTAAAGTAAAAAATGACTGATATAAAAATAAAGCAAC